ATTAGTAGGTCAACGAGCACTATACGACTATCTAGTTGTGTGTGATGAATCAAATAACACACAGCAAGAATTGATCGTAATGAATTATATCTAGATGTCGCTATTGAACCAGTTAAGGCTGTGGAATTCATTTACATTCCATTACGCTTGAAGAACACTGGCGAAATCGCTGGCCTAGCATAATCAACGGAGAATAATAAATGTCAATTGCAAGTTTATCAAAATTTACAGTACCGTTAGCTTCAGGCCAAAGCTCTAGCACACAAGGTATGTTAATGCCTAAATTAACATACCGCTTTAGAGTTATGTTTGAAAACTTCGGTACTAGCGGTTCTACAACAGAACTAACAAAACAAGTATCAAAGGCTGCTCGTCCAAGCGTAGACTTTCCAGATGTACCTATCGACTTATACAACAGCAAGATTCACCTTGCTGGTAAGCCGAGCTGGAAAGAATTTACAATTAACCTAAGAGACGACGTCACTGGCGCCGTAGCTAAGTTAGTTGGCGAACAACTACAGAAACAGTTTGACTTCATGGAACAAAGTTCTGCGGCTTCAGGCGGTAACTACAAGTTTACTACTGCTATCGAAATGTTAGACGGTGGTAACGGTGGTAATGCTCCTGTTGTTTTAGAGCGTTGGGAATGTTATGGTTGCTACTTAAGAGCAGCTAACTATCAAACATTAGATTACTCTGCAAACACACCGCAGATGATCGACTTAACAATCCAACCAGACAACTGTGTTCAAGTAATTAACAACGCAGCAGGTCAACGAGGAACAGCGGCTACATTAAGTGGCGGCAAGTAAAAAAAGGCCGTAAAGGCCTTTTTTTATGGTTTTTAGTTAACTACATAGTTAATTCGTTCGATAAATATTAGTATGGCAACTATACCTAATGCATATCTAAAATCTGATCCAGTTATCAGTCTACGCGATCCGCAACATGCGGCCCGTATGTTCACGGACGATAATTTTAGATTAGCGCCTAAACAAAAGTTCCTATTCCATGTTGCGTTTAACATAAATCCGGCAGCTCTAGTTACTCCTGCGTTAGCATCTAGACATCGAAACGAAATCAACATGCTAGTTAAGACTGTTGACTTGCCTAACTTTACTATGAAGGTTGAAACTATTAATCAGTACAACCGTAAAAAGAATATTCAAACCGGACATACATTTGCCCCAATTAACATTAAGTTCCACGACGATAACATGGGCTTGATTAATCAAATGTGGCAAAACTACTACGGCTACTATTATGCGGATCCGCAAACTGCAAGTCAGCCAGGTACATATAATAGAACTGCAACTAGAAAAGCTGCCTTCATTACTAATAACTACGGTTTAGATAACGGAAGTACACAACCATTTTTTAATTACATTAAAATTTATCAAATGGCCCGTGGCGAGTTTGTAAGCTATACATTACATAATCCTGTTATCAGTTCGTTTAATCACAATAGCTTAGATTACGCAGCCAACTCTGCACCTCATGATAATCAAATGGGTGTACAGTTTGAAGCAGTATCCTATGATTCAGGAGTTGTATCAGCAGGCGATCCAGAAGGCTTTGCACTAGAGCATTACGACCTAACACCTAGCCCGTTAACTGGTACTGATGAGGGACTTGTATCTGCTAGTCCTAACTTCTCAACACCTGCGGCAGTACAGTCACAAGGTCTTAACTTTTTAAGCAGTGCTATTGAAACTGTAAACTCTTATACAAACACCAAACCACTAGCCAAAGCTGGTAGTAGTGTTATAAGTAATATTAACAGTGTAGCAACTCCTGGCACCGGCGGCTTGCAAGGGTTTGCATTTCCACTACCTAAATAATATATGTCAAATTTACCATTACCACAAAGCGCAGATCGTGCCTCAGAAGTTAAATCATTCTTTGATAAGTTTTATATCTCAGAAGTTAGCTTTCCAAGTAACCAGATTGACGCAGTTGTAGGCTTCTTCTTGAAGCGAGACTTTGATGCAGAAAGTGCTAGATCAACTGCTATTGTATTATTAAATCAAGCTAGAATTGATAATGTAAATGTGTTTCAACTCGTTGATACACTAAAGACATTAACAGATGTTCAACTGAGCCAAGTAGTTGCACAAGTACTAAACACTTATAGAGAGAAGGTTAGTTTACTAGGTTATAGAATTGCACCTATTGCAGACTTCTATGAATCTCGTAACATCTTAGTATAACATGGCATCAAAGTTTGCTCGTGGAAAATTTACTCCTAAAAATCCTGGCAAATATGTAGGCAACAAAGTTCCAACATATCGCAGTAGTTGGGAATGGAGTTTTATGAACTTCTGTGATACTAATGAAAGTATACAAAAGTGGGCCAGCGAAGCTATTCAAATCCCGTACCGTGATCCTTTAACGGGACGTCACACAGTATATGTTCCAGATTTCTTTATCCAGTACGCAGACAAGCAGGGTAAAACGCATGTGGAATTAATCGAAATTAAACCTGCTAGTCAAGCAATCTTAGAGCGTGTAGGCAAGAACAAATACAATCAAGCACAGTTTATTAAGAATCAAGCCAAATGGGCGGCTGCTAATATATGGTGCAGACAGCAGGGCTTGAAGTTCAGAATTGTCAGCGAAAATGATTTGTTCCATACTGGCAAAGCATAAGTAAAGTTATGACTAAGAAACTCGAAGAAATCTTAAATTTACCTGAAAGCAAGAAGATTGTTAAACAGGAAGAAAAGAAGGCTAAGAAAGAAGAAGTAGCCCAGCCCTTTCTCCGCGACATATCAGAATTCGATAAGATTGCAGCCGCACTTCCAGCAGTAAAAGGCCTCGGTGATGCTAGCGACGAAGAATTTGACGCACTAGCTAAACGAGCTACAGATGCATACGACGACCTAATGGACTTAGGTATGAATGTAGAAGCTCGTTACAGTGGCCGTATTTTTGAAGTTGCAGGCGGAATGCTAAAGAACGCGATTGACGCAAAGGCTGCGAAAATCGACAAGAAATTAAAGATGATTGAGTTACAGCTTAAGAAGCAAAAGATGGACCAAGATGCTGCCGGCGGCAGTGACAATGGAATCAACATTTCAGGCGACGGCGTTATTGTTACTGACCGTAATAGCCTGCTTGCTAAACTTAAAAGCATGGATAAATAATACATCGGGATTATACAATGAAATCATTTAAAGACTATCTAATTGAAAGCAAACAAACTTACGAGTTTAAGATTAAACTTGCAGGTGAACACGAAGATTGCACCAAAAAGATTAAAGAAGCACTTGCAAAATTTGAAGTATCAAGTTGCTCAGAAAGCAAGACAACTCCTATCCAGGAAACACAAGTTGACTTTCCAGAACAGAAAAACATCGGCGTTACTATCGTTGATGTATGTTTAGACTACCCTGCTACTTCAGCAGAAGTTCGTGCTCTTGTAGCTGAAGCATGTGGATGTACTGACAGTTGTGTTAAAGTTCGCAACGAAAGAGAACTAGCTGAAGAAGAAGAAATTAATAATCCTAAAACAGAACAAGTACTAGGAAAAGACTATGCTAAAGAAAACAATCAAGGCATGGTTGGTGACAAAGGTGTTGCTAACTTCTTAAAAGAATTAGGCAAAGCTAAAACATCTCCAACGCTAACACAATACAAAGGTGTTAATGATAAAATTTTAGCAAAGAAAGCTCCTGCCGAGAAAGCAGTTAAAGCTGAAAAACTAACTGCATCTGCTAGCCCTATTAGCGGCAAGGCAAAAGGAAAATAATATGAATGAATTAAATTTTAACTTTAGCGATCTTTATAAAAAGATTCAAGCTATTGACGAATCAGTAGTAGAACCAAAAGACGAACTTTCAGGCGGAGCTGGTGCATCTGATGAATGTGGAAGCATGCCATCTAAAGGTATGTCAGAACCGTTAATAGGCGAAGATCCAGTTGAAGAATGTGGCATGGACATGATGCCTCGTCCTATGTCAGCACCTAAGCAAAGCGATTCAGTAACAATGAATGTTAGCATGAACGGCAGTGGTTCAGGCGGTATTAAAGATCTAATGCAGATCTTACGCAACATTGAATCAGGAAGCGAGCCAACAAACCCACATCCTGTAGATGCACGAGCATTGTTCGGCGACGAAAGTGTTAGCGAAGAACAACAAGCCGCACATGACGGTAAGTTTGGCGATGCAACATCTCGCCCAAATGAAGTTACACTAGATATTGACTCTGTTGTTCCAACAGGCAACGACATGCATAGTAAAGGTGGCGAAGCTGAGAAAGTTAACGGCGGCGGCAATCCTTATAACTCATTAGATGAGTCGTTGAAGTTTAAGTTGTTCAACATGTACAACGAAATCAAAGGCCAGTAATTCGTCAGCAGTATCCAAAAGCCCACTTCGGTGGGCTTTTTTTATGTAAATAAAGTTATGGCAAAATCATTAGAAGGCGTACTTGTTAAAAAGGCGCATACACAAGAAAAGTTTACAGAAGCGCAAGTCCAAGACTTGTTAATGTGTGCTGATCCCGTTGACGGATACTTACACTTTGCTAAAACATTTTTCTACATTCAGCACCCAGTCAGGGGCAAAGTACTATTTGAACCGTACGAATACCAAGTTAACTTGCTAGCTAGTTATCATGATTTTCGATTCAATGTAAACATGTTACCGCGACAAAGCGGTAAGACTACATGTGCATCTGCGTACTTGTTATGGTATGCTATGTTTCACCCTGACCAAACTATTTTAGTTGCGGCACACAAGTATACTGGTGCCCAAGAAATTATGCAACGCATCCGCTACGGATACGAATTATGTCCTGACCATATTAGAGCAGGTGTTGTTAACTACAACAAAGGATCAATGGAGTTTGAAAATGGTTCAAGAATTGTATCAGCAACTACTACCGGTAATACTGGTCGTGGTATGTCTATATCCCTACTATACTGTGACGAGTTTGCATTCGTTCAGCCTAACATTGCAACAGAGTTTTGGACATCAATCTCCCCAACACTAGCAACTGGTGGTAAGGCAATTATCACAAGCACGCCTAACTCAGACGAAGACACATTTGCGCTTATCTGGAAAGAAAGCCAGGATAAGTTTGATGAGTACGGTAGCGAGCGTGAAGACGGATTAGGGCGCAACGGCTTCCACGGATACAGAAGCTACTGGGGAGATCATCCAGATCGTGATGAAAACTGGAAGGCACAAGAACTAGGACGCATTGGCGAAGAACGATTCCGCCGTGAGTACGGATGTGAGTTCTTGGTTTTTGATGAAACGCTAATTAACTCAATCAAGCTAGCTGAAATGGACGGACGAGAACCTATTATGAAAATGGGTCAAGTACGCTGGTATAAGAGACCAACTCCTGGCAACACATATATCGCAAGTCTAGATCCTAGCCTAGGAACAGGTGGCGACTATGCCGCTATTCAAGTATTTGAGTTACCTAGCATGACGCAGGTAGCAGAGTGGCAGCACAACATTACACCTATTCAAGGACAAATTAAACTGTTCAGAGAAGTACTGCGATACATCCAAGATGAGCTAGATGATGTTGCAATGAATAACATCTACTGGTCAATTGAAAACAATACTGTCGGTGAAGCAGGACTAGTTGTTATTCAAGACTTAGGCGAAGAAACATTCCCGGGCTTGTTTGTAAGTGAACCTGCTAGAAAAGGACATGTGCGCAAGTTCCGCAAAGGATTTAATACTACACACGGCAGTAAAATTTCAGCATGTAGTAGACTAAAGTTCTTAATTGAAGAAGACAAGTTAAAAATCAACAGCCGTCCTTTGCTCAGTGAACTTAAAACATTCATTGCCGCTGGCCTAACATACAAGGCAAAATCAGGGCAACACGACGACTTAGTAGCGGCTCTATTGCTAATAATACGAATGAGTGTTATTTTAGCAGATTGGGATCCTAAGATCTTTGATACTTTGAGTGTTAACGGGCATGTAGATGACGACTGGGAAGCACCCTTGCCTATCTTCATCTCTAGCAACATGTGATAAATATACTATGGACTCTAACTTAGATAAAATTGCACTAGATTTGTATGGCAAAATACAAACCCGTTTCCCTAATATTCAAATGGGGGACGAAAACGCCGCTGTGTTAAGCAGACGAGCTGATATTCCAAAGGCACGCTTCTTTGAATTTGAATATGAAGAAGGCGGAGAACCGCTGGGCACTATTGCTATTACACTAGATGCAGATGACGGCATTGTGCTACAAGTGAGCGGTGATTTAGTTAATGATAACGACAACACTACTAACCATGGAGCATATAAGTTTATCAGATCTTTTAGACAGTTTGCTAAAGATCGTCTACTAAACTTTGATGTACAAAATATCGGTAAGAGCAACATGCAAAAAAGAGATTATGAGTTTCAGGCGAAACCTAAGGAACAACCAATGCAACCAATGATGGAAAACAAGATGTACGGTAACAATAAAATGAGTTACCAAGATTTAGGTGAGAATGCTAGACTAGTAGTTAAGCACAATGCGCCAGTAAACTTAGAATTGCCAGCAGGCCGTACAATGCACATTGAAAGCATCTATATCGAAAACGCACATGGCGAAAGATTTAAGTATCCTTTCAAACACCTTAACGGTGCTCGTGCTTTAGCAGAGCATATTAAGGCAGGCGGCAATCCATACGATGGCATTGGCAAACACATTTGCAGTCTAAGTGAAGAACTAGCAAGCCTACGCAAGTTTAAAGGTTATGTTGGTCGCCAAGAACAATTATCAGAAGCAATGACAGACATTACTAGTGTAGTAATGGAACGCATTGATTCAATCAAGAAAGAAATCCACAGCTTGCAACGCCCAGCATACTATCAAAGTTTTGCAGAGTCATTTCAAGAGCGTGAACAAAAATCAATTCCAGAAGCAGTAATGAATGACTGGATCGATCGTTTAACTATCCGCACATTCAACGAAGAACTAACATCAGTATTCCCATACATTTACAATCTAGTAGATGAGTCAATGGTTCCTGTTAAAGAAGTTAGTGCTGACGATATGTTAAGCGAACTAAGCAAAGATACACTAAGCAACTACTCTGATAAAGCTGATATGGACATTGTTAAGAAACATCGCAATCGCAGCGGTCAATCAGATGCAGGCGACGACGAAGCAGTTTCTAAAACAGACAAGCATATCGACAAGCGAATGAAAGGTATTGATCGTGCAGTTAGTCGTTTAAACAAAGAAAGCTTAGACCCTGAACTAGCGTTTGAGAATTTCATGGATTCATTAATGGCTGAAGGACAAGACGAATTGTTTAGTCCTAACAAAGATGCACAACAAACAGCTATTGAAAAACTAAACAAGATTATGTCTCAAGAATTGAAGGGCGGCCCAGAAGGCACTAACGCAATTCAAAGTCTAACAGGTATTATTGACAATCCTGAGTTCCTAGAATCATTAAAAGATGTAGATCCTGACTTAGATGTACGCCCGTTGATCCAACAGTTTGTTACAACTAATGCCCCAGAGATTGCATCACAATTAAACTTTGGCGGTGAAGAAGGCGGACAAAGCGAGCCGGAAGCGGCACCTGCGGCAGCACCGATGCCTGCACCTGCTCCAATGCCTCCAGAAGCAGCACCGGCTGCTCCAGTTGCTGAAGCTAAAGATACTGTTGAGAAAGATGACGAAGGCAATGTTAAGAGCTGGAAACACGAAGGCGATTGGAAGAAAGCTGACAAGAAACAGCCACGCGGTAAGGTAACTAATGCTAGCGGACAAGCTCTTAAGAAGTCTATTGAGTTAGCTAAGAAAGCAGGCGCAACATTAGAAACAGAATTGGACTTTGGCAACGGTACTAAAACACTTGCTGAAATTATCGAAGAATGTGGAATGACTCCACAAGATGTTGGATTTGAACAAGAAGATCCGCTACAGTCAATGCTAAAGTATGTTTCAGGATTCTGGAATAGAGAAGAAAAGAACTTCCCACTTGGCGGCGAGCGTGTTAAGATTAAAGTACAAAAAGAATTTGAAGACGGTCAATTTGGCAATGCTGACCCTAGAGCATTATCACAAATTTTAGCGTTCATTGATAAGAAAGATCCTGGATCATCACATGGTCAGCAACATGACATTTTGAGATTAGCAGGAGTACCTGGACAAGAGCGTGGAATGGATGAAGGCCCAGAAGATGCACAAATGGCTAAACTAAATGACTTAATGGCTCAGTTTAGTGCTATGAAAGGCATGCCAAATGCTCGTACAACTAATACGCAAACTGGCAGCATTAACGGTCAAGACGCAAGTTACGACGATGCAATGAACAAGTTTAAACAAATGAAGATTAAGTTCGGAGACGACGAGATCGACTTTAGCAATCCTGACCAAGCTGGAGATAAAATCAAAGGTATGATGGGCGGTATGATGAAAGGTGTACAAGGACAAGTTCCTAATCAAAATATTCAGTTCCCTGGCGGACAGATGAACCCTGCAGACATGATGAAAGATATCATGGGCAAAATTAACTTTGGAAAATAATATGACAAAAAGAATGATCACTGAAAGCGAACTGGCAGCGAAAGTTAGTTCACTAAAAGAAAAGCTAGCCAATGAAGCGTGGTATAATCCAGCTACATGGGGCGCAGGACAAACGGGCGGTGGCGCAGCCACTGGTAATCCTAAGATTGCTGCTCAAGGCAAGAAAGCAGGAGCTTCCCAAGCACAAGGTGCTTCGACAACTCCAGTCGCAGCCCCAGCAGGACAACCAGATCCAAATGTTAAAGCATTGCAGGATAAGTTAATTGCAGCCGGTGCTAAAATTAAAGCTGACGGTATTATGGGCCCAGCTACTAGAGCCGCTCAACAACAATTCCCAAATGTAACTACTCAAACTGATGCTGAACAAGCAGTAGCAAAAGACATGTTATCAGCAAATGACGGTTCGACTACCTCAGGAGCAGCTCCAGCACCTCGTGATCCAAATGCAGGATTAGCGCCAGCGGCAGCAACACCAGCTAGTGCAGTTGCGGCAGCGGCAAATTCTACAGCAACACCTGCGCCGGCAGCAGAGAAGATGGCAGACGGTGGCCCTCCTCCAACTCCAGAGCAATTAAAATGGTTAGGTGGAGCAGATAAAACTGATCCAATTATCCTTGCTAGAATGAGAAGCGCAGTTCCAAATGCGGCAGCACCAGCGGCAGCACCAGCGGCAGCACCAGCGGCAGCACCTGCTCCAGTTGCTGAAACTGCTGGCTATAATGAGCTACAGCGCATTATGAGCATCATCCAACACAGATAATATATTGGTGAAATAAAACCACATTTAAGCAAGAAATCTCTTGCAATGATAAATAAAAGCGTATACAATAACATGTATGCGCTTTTTGTTTTAAGGTAGATCCGTAAAACAATACTAGGCAAATTAAAGCACATAAAGGCATATTACAGGAGAACTATTATGGCAACTTTAGCAGAAATCAGAGCAAAACTTAAGGCAGCAGAATCGAAAGGTTCAGGCGAAAGCAGAACAGGTGGAGACAATTCCATTTATGCGTTCTGGAATTTAAAAGAAGGTGACGAATCCGTTTTGCGATTCCTTCCAGATGGAAACACCGACAATACCTTTTTCTGGGTTGAACGAGCAATGATCAAATTGCCGTTTGCAGGCGTAAAAGGTGAAAGCGAAAGCAAACAAATCACAGTACAAGTACCATGCGTCGAAATGTATGGCGACACTTGCCCAATCCTAACAGAAGTTCGTGGTTGGTTCAAGGATCCTGCATTAGAAGACATGGGTCGTAAGTACTGGAAGAAGCGTAGTTATATTTTCCAAGGTTTCGTTGTAGAAGACGGACTTAGCGAAAAAGAAACTCCAGAAAACCCAATCCGTAGATTTATTATTGGTCCTCAGATCTTTCAATCAATCCGTGCGGCATTGGTAGACCCAGAGTTGGAAGACTTGCCAACTGACTTTGTACACGGTCTAGATTACCGTATGAAGAAAGGTAGCAAAGGCGGATACGCAGACTACTCAACTTCAACATGGTCACGCCGTGAGCGTCCACTAAGCGAAGCTGAACAGGCAGCAATTGACAAGAACGGTTTGTTCAACTTGTCAGACTTTTTACCTAAAAAGCCAACTGATGTTGAATTGAAGGTAATGAAGGAAATGTTCGAAGCTTCAGTCGATGGCGAACCATATGACATGGAACGCTGGGGTCAGTACTTCAAGCCAGCTGGCATGAGCCAGAACACTGGTGATCCACAAAAAGCATACACTCCTAAGGCAGCACCAGCACCTGCCGCATCACATGATGACGAGGATGACACACCTGCTCCAGTAGCTAAGGCAGCACCTGCTCCGGCAGCGGCAGCTCCGGCGGCTGAAGGTGGCGACAGTCGTGCCCAAGACATCTTGGCAATGATTCGCAATCGTCAAAAGTAATTGCACAAGCGTAGGGGGCTTCGGTCCCCTACATTCATTTAGGAGAAACACAATATGGCTACAAAAGCCTTCGATTTATCGAAATTTCGTAAGACCTTGACCAAAAGCATTGACGGTCTAGGCATTGGATTTAACGATCCAACCGATTGGGTTAGCACAGGTAACTATGCACTAAACTACCTAATCTCAGGTGACTGGAACAAAGGTATTCCTTTGGGTAAGGTTACTGTGTTTGCTGGCGAATCTGGCGCTGGTAAGAGTTACATTTGCTCAGGTAACATTATTAAGAACGCACAAGCTCAAGGCATCTATTGTATCTTAGTTGATACGGAAAATGCGCTTGACGAACAATGGTTGAAAGACCTTGGTGTTGACACAAGCGAAGACAAGTTACTTAAACTTAACATGGCTATGATTGATGACGTCGCTAAAACGATTCATGAATTTATGTCAGAATATAAAGTAATGGAAAATCGTCCAAAGGTCATGTTTGTTATTGACTCATTGGGTATGTTGCTAACACCAACAGACATTAATCAGTTCCAAGCTGGCGATATGAAAGGTGATATGGGCCGTAAGCCTAAAGCACTAACATCGTTAGTTCGTAACTGTGTAAACATGTTTGGTTCTTACAACGTAGGTATG